ACCGGCGCATTGGGGTTTTTGGGCGGATTGTACAGATAGATCATCTGGAAGCCACTCTTATTCCCCCGGACAAAGGTTGCCTCGATATTGGCCAGCTCGTCCCCGCCCTCGCCGTCATCAAAGAATTCGGTCAGCTCATCCAGGACAACCAGCTTGATCGGCTTATCCTCGTCAATGATACCCTTGGTGTCGTCGATGCCGTCAGAACCGGAAAAATAGATGGTTGTGTTATGCTTCTTGTATCGGATCTCCATCGGCGACTTGCCAATATGGAATTTACTCTTTGCTATCCCCAGCCGGTTAATGCCACGGATCATCTCCTTGTACACGGTTTTCCGCAGCTTATTGTGACGTTTGCGCAGGACCACCACGGAGCCATTCGGATCCGATACGATCTGATACGTTGCCCTGATCGCCGCATAGCTGGACTTCGTACCGGCCCGGCCGGAAGTCAGAATAATATGTTTATGCTTGATGTCATTGAAGAGCGGCATGTACTTCGGAACTATAATATCCGATATCTTAACCTGTTTCTTTTGGTGCGTCATTGATAATCTCCACCCCATCCTCTTCCTGGTTGTTCGAATCCGCCTTGATCCGGTCCGTCTGCGCCCGTATCTGGTCAATCCGGGCTTTCTGCTCGTTGGTAGCCAGCTCCCAGTTCTTATGCAGCAGCTCGTCATACTGCTTGACCAGGCTTTCCAGCGTCTTCTGCTGCCGGGACTGGGCAGACATGAAACTGGCGTGCTTATCCCAGGCCTGCTGTATCTCCCAGCGTTCCTCTTTCACCGTCTCGCCTTTTTTGTGCTGGATCCGTGTCGTGCTCTTATCGTCCCGATCCCGGACGTACATGATCTGCTGCGCCCGGATGATGGCCGTATAGGCAATCTGGATCTGGTCCCAGAGGATGTCAAGCGGATCCGTCGGCATGCCCTCCATGATCTCCAGGGTTTCTGCCGGCAGCCATCTGGAGTAGAAGCCGTGCTTCTCAGCGTTCTTATTTTTCGGCGGCCCGGTACCGCCATGACCGGCTGCGTTCCGGTTGCCGGGCTGGCCGCCTTTTTGTGTGCACACCTTTTCTGATTTTGTGTGCACACCTTTTTTCGGCTCCTTTGACCACCTGTATCTGGTCTTCCATGACTTGACGGTGTTGAGCGTGACACCGTACTTCTCGGCAATCTCCTTATACTTCATGCCTTTTCGATAGTCGTCATAGGCTAATTCATAGTTCGGTGCCCTCGCGTCACTCAATACCACCACCTCTCATTCGTTTCGTTTTGGGTATAGAAAAAGAGAAGCTTGTGGGCTTCTCCTTGATTTTAAGCTCTAACCCTCTATTGTCTTGTCATGTTAGGCGGCGTAATAATAGGTACTTGTGCACCGGCTGCCGTTATTTCAGCAATCAAAAGAGCAACTTTGCTGATTATATTGTGCATAATAAAACCTTCTGAATTTCGTACTTCCTCGGCTAAATTAATATGTTTCCAATCAACTTCATTCTTTGTGTCGGGATTAAATGATAGCAACGCTCCGTATGAAACTTCTAATACGAATAACCCCTCTGGCTCAAAGTTTAATGCTCTTGTAAAAATAATGCGTATTCCATTTTGAATATCTAAATCCACGGTAATCGAATCTGTGCACTTTAGTTTATATTCAGATAATTGTTCTATACCTTGATTGGTTTTATAACTTACACCATTCAAGAAAAACTGTTGCTCATTAAGAAAGTATCTTTCGAAATCTATCATAATATCCTCCCCTTATTGAACAAATCCCCTGATGTTAAAATTATTGGGTACACTATCAAAATTATATTCTGACCTTATTCTGGGCACCTGGTTTCTGTTCATATTTTGAATAACTAAAGCGCTTGACAAAGTGGCTATCGTTTCCGTCAGCCTTGTCTCCGTCTGCGAAATTCCATCAACATATTTGCTTATTGCATTTTCTACAGTTTGATTAAGCGATTCATTGTTACGAAAAGCCATCACTGATAGCTGTCTGTGTAGTTCTGGGTCAATGCGAACATTAAATGTGCCGCTATAGACCCGATCCGGTTCTTTACCAACATCCTCACAGAATGATAAATAATCATCAACTGCTTGCTGAAATGCACCTTCAACTTCACTCGCATTTTCGCATTCAAAGTTAATCAGGTCCTTTATGCCTTCTATTTTGCCATATAAAACATGATCATCAATACTGTATTCAACCTTAGTTGAATACCCCTTATATTCTAATATTTTTTTCATCACAAATCTCCAATATCCTTTAGATTGTCAATCAGTTGCCCCACTGCATATTCTTTTAAAGTTTCATCTGGATGAGGTTTATGTAGCAATATTGCTGCTTTATCTGATCCTCGATAAAAACCAACACGCGACCCGGAAGTTTTTCCTTTATTTTTCTGTTCAAAACCGAGCGACTGCAATAAACTTTTTGCTTCGGTAAAGGTATAATCCTTGGGTTTACTTAGAAGTCTTTTTTTGGCTTTTTCAATTTTGCTCATTATACTTGGCATACACCCCCTGTAACTAAGTGGTAGTTACAGTATAGTTCAATATACCGAAAATGTCAATATTTTTCTCTTACTGTACATATTCTGACATTTTTATTAAATAATACTTTATTATACTGATATATCCATCAATTTATGCCTTTATGTGAAAAGACACCCACCACACAGATGAGCGCCTTTCCGCCCGGAACGTCAGGATGGAGAAATGCCTGAACCAAGTCAGCCACCAGGCTGTGACACCCGGCAGCCGTATATTGAGGAGGAGAGTCTGCTTTACAATTCTTCCAGTTTAAGTCTACCACAGATAAACCGAACAAAACGAACAAACTTTATTTTTATTGCAAAAACCTTTCTACAGCCATCCTGCAACCGTCCGCTGTATACTTCTTCCCCATCCGATGAGCCACCTGCACCCATGACAGTTCATCCAGATACTTGTACCGTAACATACGACGCATCCGGGAATCCTCTAGGCCATTGATATACTCATCAACCTCATTGATCAGCTCCAATAGTTCCGTCTGGAACTTAGTCAGATTATACTCCCGGCGCTTTAGCTGCCACCGCTTCTGCTGGCATAGCTGATACGGATAGCCAGTGATCCGGATGCTGCCATAAGTGCCATCCCGGCGGGTACCTTTAACCGAGTCCGATACCTGATAGTCTTTGCCCTCCATTCGACCAATCTCTTTTCGCAGCTTCTGGATCCGTTCCTCCAGATCTGCAATCTCCGCTTTTAGGCTTATGTACTGTATCAGCACGCTCTTGTCCACTGGTTACCCCTCCTTCATCCGCGGCTTATAAGTCCGTTTGCTTTGCAGGAATTCCTCTTCCTTCCGCTGCCGCCCCAGCAGCTGACGCATCTTGTTCAGCGTACTCTTATGGTTCTGCTCCTCAAAGAACTTTACAACCAATTCGTTGCGCATGACAATGTCTTTGTTCTTCCTGCGGTTCCGCCGACTGTGCTGGAGCCTGGTCGCTACCTTGTTTCGCTCGGCCTTATTTTCCGCAAACTCCATCTCGTGTATCAGATCCTGGAGACGCTTGTCCTCTTCGTTTACCGCGCCGTAGGCCGCTTGATATTCACGGCTGCATGAATCTACAAAGTTTAGGAATTCCTGCAACTGTTCTGCTGGGCTTCTCTGATCCACCGGCTTCACCTCCTCCTGACTAGTTTCCCATACAATTTCCCGCCCGGCCGGTACCGCCGATCCGGACATAACTCCGTGAAGCAATACGGCGGCCATGTCTTCACCGGCGCCCCCTTGAGCATGTCCGCATATCCGGCCTGACGCCTGACCTCTTCTTTGTGCAATATGGTTTCCTTCTTTCTCAAATCTTAATTTAATTGACTTCCCATCTTTTCTAAAAACTTCGGCAATCCTTTTCTTACGATTTCTGCTGATGCTCTTTCAACCACTCTGTCTATAACCGCGTCTTTTTTTGAGTAGATATATTGCTTAATTGCTTTGTCTACTCCATCTCTGATACCAATTCTTGCTTCCCTGTTTTCATACCCATGTTCCGCCACAATGCGCCTTGCTATTTCCTGTGACACCAACTCCGATATGTATTCATTATCAATTTCTATTTCTATCTTCATTTCGATTCCTCCTGAATATTAAGTTAACTCTTATAATCGTTAATGATTTCAAGCAACCGGCAATAGGCTCCGCCATGCAGCAAATATAAAGGTGTGTTTTCAATCCGTTTCTGAATCGCCTGCTTTTCTGCGTCCAATTCATC